CCATTCATATCTCCAAACGCAGCACCAGTAGCACCAGTACCTGAGTTTAGTTCCATACCATTTTCTAATCCTAAAGCTAACAATACATTGTGTGAGTTAGCAGTCAATACTTCGTTTAATTCTAAAAAGATAACCAATCTATTAGAAGCTAATAGTTTTACTTGGTTTTGATCTTCTTTTGTTAACTTGTGTAACATTATTTGAACTGATGGAGTATAAAATACTGTACCATTCTCGCTAGAACCTGTTAAAGTTTCTGTACAAGAAGCAGTACCCCTCTTTAAAGTGTATTTATATATGTCATCAGAAGCACCTAAGTCAAAGTCAGTCAATTCGCCTGAAGCAGTTACATAAGAAGCAACCTCATCAAACTGTGCGAAATAAATTGCCTTTATCCCACCTACTGTATCTCTACAAGTTATATTTCTTCCTTTTGTTAAATTACAAGACATATTATTTATTTTTAAAGTTAAGAAAGTAGCCGAAGCTACTCCCTTTTAATCAGTTATTAGTTTTGTTGTACTGCATCAGAACCTACTCCAACTTGTACACCTCCTGAGAACTTAGCAACTACTCTCATATTGTCTGAACCATCTAGGTCAGTCATATCAAGCATTTTGATTGAAGCTCCCATATCTGAAATCAAATCTGTTCCGAAGAATAAGTTAGAAGTTTCAGCAGCAACTAATTCATCATCTGGCATACCTGGACATGGTTGGATAGTGATACCTTCAAATACAGGGATGTAATCTCCTTGCATATTGTAAGCATTAACATATCCTAATGTAGAGATAGCTGAAATGTAGAATCTGTAAGTTTTCATGTTCATATAGATTCTTAAATCTTCTCTACCATATACGTTAGCAGGAATAGCTGCAACTAATGTCTGTAGGTTAGAGATAATGTTTGTAGCTGAATAAGCAGTACCTGCACCACCTGTGTTATCAGTTTGTACTACACCACCATCAACTGCAAAAGCACCTGTAGTAGCCGTTAAGAATCCTTCAAATTGTCCACCTGTTGCATCTGCACCTGACCAAATAGAACCTTCTACTGAATCTGCAATTAATTCTCCAAAGTAAGATAATACATACTGATCAAAAGTTGGTGCATTTCTGTTAAAAGAACCTGCTTTCATTTCTTCTGCTTCCCAACCTGATAGTAAAGTTTTCTTACATAGGTCTACGTTAATTTGTAAGTTTTTAGGAGTTAATACTTTTTCTGTTAAAGCTAAAGTACCTGCATCAGTAAAATCACAAGTTGCATCTGCTACTAAGCTAGAACCTGCCATTTTTCTAATGTTCTCTTTGTATTTAATATTTTCTAAGACAGTTAAACCTTCTAAAGATTTAGCTTCTTTTAAAGCAGCCGAAATATATTGTCCGAATGCTTTTCCTGAATAGTTTGATGTTACGTTAAACGCCATTTTTTTATTTATTTAGTTATGTTATATAATATTCTTTCTCTTTTAGACATTTTAGCAATATCTTTACTAGAAAGCTCTTTGCCTAATGCACTAAATTTATTAATATCTACAGGACTAGCAGCAGGTTCATTTGATAACTCTACTACTTGTGCAGATAGTTTTTCTTTTTCTGAAGATAATTCTTCATTTGTTGATTTAAGTTCTGCTAACTCAGATTTTAATGTTTCAATCTCAGTATTTACATTACTCATTAGATCAACTACTACGGACTTAACTTCATCCATAAAAGCAACCGAATCAAATTCTACTGTTTCAGTTTCTTCAACTTCTTCAGTAATTTCTTCGTTCATTTCTTCCTTATCAGTTTCTTCTGTAGCTTCTTCTTCTACTACTTCTTCTTCTTTTTCGTAAAGTTCAGCAACTACACCTTCAACTTCAACAGAAAAACCTTGACCATCTTCGGTCTTGTATTCTCCAACAGGAAGTAACATAGTTGTTCCATCTTCTGTAAGAACTGATACATCCACTCCTGCTTCTAATGATTCAGCAGTAGAAACTATTATAGTACCATCTTCAAGTTTCGCTTGATACTCGAGAGAAACACTTTCTTCTTGTTTGTCAAGACCAAGTGCTACTAATATTTGTTGTTTTAAATCCATTTGTCTTTTTTTTATATAATAGAATTAATTATTGTTTGTTTGATTTTTATAATAATTGTAATGCTTTTTCAACATTACCTTGAGTATCTTTTGATTCTTTAAAAGCTTTTTCTAAATCTTTTTCAATTTTTTGCATAATACTTGGATAATCAATACCAAGTTCTTTTGCTGCTTTTTTAAATTTTTCAATTTTATTTATAGCTTCAACTGCATCTTGTTTTATTTTTACTATATCCATTTTAACTTCTCTTACAGTATCTATTGCTTTGTTTTGTTGTTTTTTTACTACAGATTTTTTAGCTATAATATTTGCGTGTAATTGTTTTATATCATCTACTAAACCCAACTCAATCTTTTCAGCTTTAAGTTCTGTCTTTTCTTTTATTAGTTCGCTTAATGCTTGTAGTATATCTTCTCTCATATTATTTTATTTTAAAACATATTGTACATTGCACTTATTTTTGATAAGTACTTTTGATGTTCTGCTTTTTCTGCCTGACTACTATCTATTTTATTTGTTACTGTTTTAGGTAAATCAACACCTAACTCTTTTGCAGCTTTAATTAATGTAATACCTAACTTAGTAGCTTTATCAAATTCTTTTATTACCTTTTCAAATCCAACTTCTGCTTTTCTTAAATCAGTAATTAATTTATCAGCAGTAGTATCATTCATAGCTTTTTCAAATTGTTTTTCAAAATCATCTATAGCACCTAACTCTACTTTTTGAACACTTAACAATTCTTTTATTGCTTCTCTTATTTCTTCGTTTGAAAATTGTTGTTTACCCATTTTTTCCATTTTATTAATAAAGTAGCCCTCTATACTTAGACCTTTTAGTTCTCCATCTTTTATCTTATTCCACATCTCATCATTCTCTATCTTCATCTTAACAAACCAAGTACCATCAGGTAAGTCAAAGCCATATAGCTTAGATTTATCTTGTTCGCCCTCTTTTATCCAACTTTCTATAGTCAATACACCTGATACTCTATCTTCGTGTTGATATGTAGCTTTATGATGGTTGTTATGCTTTAGATATAACTCACTAGCTTGTCTTACTGTTTCTTTTGAGAAATATACATAGTAATTAGAATCAGTATTAGGATCATATCTAAATATTTGTTTGTTAGGTATTAATGCAGGACTTACTAGCATTCTTTTTTCTTCATCTATCTTAGCTAGTGTTAAATTGTTCTTGTCCTTACCAAAAAATACGAAATCTTGCTCTATTGCAGGACTTGTAACTAAACTGATAGCATCTATTGTTAATTCTTCGCTTTCATCAGAAATTACAAGTTCTATAATCTTAGTTGCTTTTCTTTTCATAGTATATAATAGATTATTTATTAATTTATTTGATTTTTATATAGTAGCCCTTCTACGGATATTAGCTAACTTATTTTGGTTGTTAGTCATATCATCTGTAACTACGTATGCCTGTACAGGTTGTTGCTCAGGAGTTCCTAATGTAAATGCACCACTTAACATCTCAGGTGCAGGAGTTCCACTTTCAGATGGTAATGCACTACTACCCCCACCACCACTACTTCCTACATCTACAGATAGTATTTTTCTAATATTAGACAATCCTGCTGCAATAATTGCTGCCCCACTTACAAAACCTGCTACACCACCCTGTGCAAATGCCTTAGTTGCACCTGCATAAGTATCTATAGTTGCTTGTGCTACTGCTAATGCCTTATTCTCTCCTGCTAAACTACTTAATGCACCTGCTAGGTCGCTATATGCTTGTAACTGTGCTTCTGCGTTCTCTAAAGCTACTTGTGTCTGTTCTTTTTGTAGTGATACTTGGTTTACTAACTGCTCAGATTGAAAACCTGTAATCTGTGCTTGTATTGCTTTCTTTTCATTTAATGCTTCTTCTAATTTAATTTGATTTTCTAAACTATTGTTTTTCTTTTTATCTAATTCAGCTTCTTCAATTCTTTTGTTTACAAGTTTTAACATTTGTTCTTCTTGCTCTTTAAGAACTCTACCTAACTCCTCATTAGCTGCTATCCTTTCTTCAAATGTCTTAGTTTCATCATCTCTTACTTGTCTTAGCTTTTCTGCTTGTCTATCGTACTCCTCTATAAGTCCTTGTATTTGAACTGCTGCTAATTCACTTTCTTTTCTTAATCCTACTAATGTTTTTGCACCTTCTATTGTGGACTTAGCATAATCTTTTACTTTATCAGTAACTTTAGTAATAGCTTTTTCCATTTCTACAGTTTCTACTACGTTACCTGTTACAACTTCAGTAAGGTCTTTTACTGCTGCTTTAGCCGTTTCACTTGCACCTGCAAAATCTTTTTTAAATAACTTAACTAAAGCTGATCCTAAACCACCAATACCTTGTACTAAGTTTTTTATTCTAGTAATTACTTCTATACTTAAAGTCCTACCAAAATCTATTACATTTTGCACTACTTCGTTACCAAAGATTTTATCCATAAAACCTGTAGCAGTATTTATATTACTTTCTAAAAATTTAAAAAAGTCATTAAAAGCTATACTTAAAACTTCAAATGCAACATTAAATACATCAACTACTTTTTGGTTTTGTCTAAATACTTCTTGAAATACTTCAAATGCTTTATTTAATAAAAATACTATACCTGATGCTTTGGCTAAAGAACTAAAAGTAACAGATAATTTTTTAACTCCTGATTGTGCTTTTTTAGTTGCTTCCCCAAGTTTTTCTGCATCTTTAGCTACTTCGCCTATATTTGATTTAACTTCTGCTTCTATTACTTCTTTTGCCATAATTATATAGTTTGTGTTATTTTATTTTGCCATAGTTTTACTTCGGCAGTCCATTGTATATAAGTTTCTTCTAATCCTGTTACTGCTACACCAAAGCTAGTAGCCGTTGCATCCTTCATTACTGCCGTTAAGTGTAAACCACTTGTACCATAAGCTACAATATGTGAAGTTGTTTGATGATATGTAGAAGCCAAGCCGTTTGTAAACGTAACTGCACCTGTAATTTGTACATAGCCATATTCTCCTACTGTTCCTTCTCCTACACCAGTATTTACACCTATTACATTTGCTTCAAATCCTATAACTGCATTAGGTACTTTTTCTATAAACTTATTAGTGATATATTGAGTATATAAAGATGTCTGTGTGCCATCTGTAGTATTACCTGATTGTTGTACAAAATATGTTTGTGCTAAAGCTAACGTACTACCAAAGCCACCACCTGCCATTACTACTTCTCCTTGATTTTGTATGTTACCATACGATCCTGATAATAGATTAGCATTTTTTACACCTAATTCTATCTGATGTTTTTCTCCGTTTATTATATTATTAAAGTTATTACCTTTCGTTACATTTTGTTGCCCATTTAATATAGTATTCTTAGTACCATATTCAGTAGTACCACCTCTTACGTTATTGTGTATGTTATTAAACTTTCTATCTAAAGTAGAATCATATTTAAAAGCAGTACAAGTACCTGTGGCTGCATTATAAGTATATCCGTATGCCTCACAAGCTGCCTGATTAGGTATTACATCATTTGTACCATCAGTAAACAAAATCTCTCCTGTTTTTAAAACTTCTTTTGGTTTTATATTATATCCTTTCTTGTAATTCATTATGGTATTAGTATAAATTCAACAGTAGATAAATCATTAGGTTTGTAATCTATTTTATTAACTCGGTATTCTCTATTCTTAATCATTACCTTATCATAAAAGTTAAATTGATTAATATCTGATGCGTTAAGGTTTACCTTTAAAGTCATATATCTTGTATCAGGATTGTATAACTCATCATAGTAAGGACTCCAATAAGTATTATATAAATTATCTTCAGGAGATACTCCTACTCCATTTATTAATTGTGTTTCTCCAAAATTTAAATCTGTATCTGTTGATGCAGCAGGTATTGCAGTAGTATGACTAAATCTTAAATACTGTGTTGCATCTAATTGTCCTACACCATTTTGTGCAGGTATTTTATAAGTAATAGTAGAAGGTAAATCAAAGGGACTAGAAGATATTTTAAATAATACTCTAGGTTTGTTGTTATAACTTTCAAATTCAGTATTATCATCATTAGATGTATAAACAACAGGTACTACAAAATCAGGTAAGTAATCTGCAATAGGTTTCATTACTGTAGCTGCAAAAGGTGTAGCTTTTATTTCTTCTTTTCCTGTTAGTAAAGTAAAATCAGGTACAGAAAATAATTTAGAACCATAATCTTTTTCTATAGTATGTTTATATAAATTATTAGGATATGCCTCATCTTCTTCATACATAAACATAGTAGTTTTTACTAACTCTAATGGAGATAATTTAATTTCTGTTATATCTATTTTATCTGTCCAATCGTGTGATATACTTCTTGCTGCTAATGTTGTACCTACTGTATTTAAATCTTCTATAAATATATCTTTATATGGTTCTATAACTATGTTATTAGGATTGTTTTTATCTTGTAACATAACCAAGTTAAACATATTCATAATACCTTTAAGATATTCCCATTGTCCTAAATCTCCTCTTAAAGTATTTAATAAAACTGAATTAGTCATTTCATCTATAAGAATTGATCCGTTGATATTAGCACCTGTAGTTTTAATTGCACTATTTGCACCTGCTCTTATTTGTAATTCTAATGTATCTCCTGTATTTAAAGTAATGTTTAAATTATTAGCTAAAGTATATCCTATACCTGTACTATTACCTAAAGTGCCAAAAACACCTGATATACCTAAAGTGCTACCCCCACTATCTTTATGAATCCATCTTGCTTCAGCTACTGTACCTGATATAATTGAATTAAAACTTATTACCCAATTAAATTGATATATAGTATTATCTGATGTAGCAGTAAATTTATCAGTAGTCATATCAAAACCAAACTCAGCAGGAAAGTTATTACTGTTAAAATTTACATTAGTAAATGTTGTAGTAATAAAATAACCTGATGTAGTAAGTGTAGCTTCTCCTATATGTTGTATGTCGTTTGGTGCATTACCCTTACCCCAATTAAAGTCCATATACATTTTGCTAAAAGTAGAACCATTTAAGAAATCAGATGTATATGTAAATTGTGTAGCATCAAATATTTGTTTTAATATGTATTTACAATTTATAAAAGGTCTAAAAGCATCTTCTAAACTTCCTAATATTATATTATCGTTTGCATCTTTGTCTAAACTACCTACCCAATTAACAAAAGGATATTTTAATACTGTAGTATTGTTTACACCTAAAGTAGCATCATAAGCATTAGAATTAGTAGATAATGCGTATCTTAAAGTTATACCTATTGTATCATCCCAACTTGCCTCAATATTTGTTCTATTATAATTATGTTCTAACTCTGTAAAATCTAAATCTCTAAACTTCTTATTATCTAATACATCTTTTAGTGCTACAGGTTCTGAGAATAAATTTACACTATAGCTAATCTCTCCTTCTTTGTTTACTATGTCTAATAGTTTTAAATATCCCTGAAATATATCGTAGCCATCTTGTTTTAAAATACATCTTGTTTTTATGTAAGGATTAAAACTATCTATCTGTCTATATGTTTTAGTTACTTCAAAAATATGTGCAAATATTTTGTTATTTCTTTTTGTTGCAGGTAAGTTAAAGTCCTTTGAATAACTTTGTACATTTTCAGCTACATTTTTAAAATCATCAATAGATAAACTTAATGGTATATCTTCATCTTCGTATAAGTCGCATATTACTTGTCCATCAAATACTTCTCCATAAGTTTGTGAAGGTGGATTAACTACATCTTTGATACTTATAGAATCTATATGTATTGTTGATCCATTGTTATTTCTATATTCTAATAATAAAACTTCTTCAGTATTAGCTGCCGTAAAACTTATAGTTTGTATTCCTGCTGATGCAGTAGATATTGAAGTTACTAAACCACCTAGCATATTTACAGAACTTAGTAGTATTCCATTACCTATAAACAAAGTACCACCTGCACCTGCTTGTGTAATGTTTATTTTTAACTCATACTGTACACCTACGTTAAGATTTTGTATTTCTTGATACACCCCACTACTTGATGTGTAAGATGCGTTAGAATAAAGATATATTTTGTTAGATATTTGTGTTGGCATTGTAACTACACCAAATTGTGCAGATGGATTTGTACTTCTAAATCTTTTCCAAGCAGGTATAGCAGGTACGGCAGTTACTGCATCTGAAGCAGGGAATAAAGAAGAAGTAGGTACATCATATCCTGTATAATTGTTTAATAACGAAAATAACGTACCATCAGATACGTATTCACTTAAAACAGGAAAGGATGATGAAATATATCCATCATAAAACTGTGGGTATAATACTAATTGTACACTCATTATATTTTTTGTGTTCTTTTAACTTTAGTTTTTTCTAACTCAAATGTATATTGTATTAGCTTGTCGTTTGCTTTGCTTTTTCTTGTATAGCTTGATGTAGTTACTCTTACAGGTTCTACATATTTATTTACCATACCATAAGTATCAGAACTAGAGTAGCCATTTAGTATATATACTTCAGGACTATTGATTAAGTCCTCAAACCATATAGCATCTGCATCTAATAAGTAGTCAGTATTTATACGGATTAATTCTTTAGTGTTTACTCTAAAGTTTTTCTGTCCACCTTTATATCCATCTATTCTAAACGTACTCTTATTCCAAGTACCACCTAATTGTGTGTATGATGTTCTATTAGTAGCTAATTGTCTAACTGACTTTTTAGTAAATGTATAGTAATCCCAAGTTCCGTAAGGGTTTAACCAAGTTAATCTAATACTTTCAAAACCTTTACAGTCATCTGATATAATGTTTATTGTATATATCTGACTTATAGCTACTTCTTGATCATCAAATGCTTGTACTGTATAGTAAGATGTGTTTCCTTTATGTGTATCCCAATCTGTAGACCATCCATCTAAGTTAGCAGGGAAAGCACCAAAGAACATAACTCTAGTATTAGAAAATTCGTTATTATTATTAAAACTACCATTTGCTATAGTAGTATTTACTTGTATTGTACTTCCTTGTTGTACACCTGCTCTATCATATAATTTGATACGGATAAATTGTACCATATTTATAACTGCATTGTCTGTACCTACTTGAAAGCTATTCTCAGATATATTTAAAAAGTTAAAAAATGATAGTGTACCATAATCATTTAATCTTGCTTCTTGTGTTATAGGTGCATTACTTAAAAACTTACCAAGTGTACTACCATCATCATTAAATACTAAATCAGTAGAATTTAAATTAAAACCATAATCTGCACCTGATTGATTTATAATGTCATCAGATTGTAATACTCCGTTATATACTAAATAGTTTTCTGTTATTACTTTTTTAGCCGTACTAAATATAGTTAATGCAGCATCTGTATAATATTCCATATTAAATACAACTCTAAAGTAAATTGCTACATTTTCATTATTAGAATATTTATCAATTAAGTGAATAGGATGTGGTGTAGTGTCTGTATAACCTACTGTCTTATAAGAACTAAATATCCTATTATCAAAATTAGTGCCTTCGTGTTGTGTATTTACATAGCTTTCTAAAATAGGATTTAAAGAAAATATACCTACACCTGCATTGTTAGGAGTTACTTTTAAAGAAGCTATCTTAGATGTTATTAATGATAAATCAGATATTTTTTCGTTTACATAAACATCTGCCGTATATTTAGGTTGGTAATTATTTATTATAACATTTTGATCTGATAAAGTAAATATTATATCTTGACCTACTGCTAAAGTTTTGTATAATGGTTTTTGTTCTATTGTTAATGCCATTTTATATTTGTCTTAAATTATTTAGTATATCTACTTTTATTGCTTTGCCTACTTGTTCGTAAAAATCTTTTAATCCTAGTTGTAATGACCTTTGAAAAAAACTAATACCTTTTATTCCATCTCTTTTTATTTTTCTACTTACTAAATATGCAAAAGGAGAAATAAATTGTCCTGTTTTTTTAGACCTTGCTTTTCCTAAACCTTTAGGTGCTATACCTCTCATTCTAATCCATTTAGATATTATATCTATAGGAGGTCCGAAATTCCTGTATTTATATGGACTTTCAACTCTCCTACCATCATAAGTAGTGTACTCATTTATTTTTTTAGTACCTGATACTCCTTTGTCTATAAAAGTTCCGTAATCTGCCATTAAGAACTGTACACTAAAACCTTCGGTAGTTTTTACAACTTTAAATTCTAAGGAGTTATACAATTCTTTACTAACATTCTTTTTCTTCCTTGTTAGGTTAGCCCTAGATTGTTTTACTACATACTTACCAAAACTATTTAAGTATCGTTCCAATGCTTCCATTACACACTAGCAACAAATATTTCTACATCTAAAGTAGCAGCAGGATTAACCTGTAAGCTAGTTAAATCTGCCATAGTACCAAAGCTAGGAGATGTATCTGCTTCTGCTAACATTACATCTTCTGCTGCACATAAGATATGTGATTGTCCTGCCTTAAGTAATACTTGGTATAATGTAGCTGCACCTACTACTGCTAGTTCTAATGAGTTCGTAGAATCTAAGTTAGTTACTCTAATATATCTAACATCTTCTTTGTCTATCTGTACTGCTGAACCATAAGAGTTAGTATCAAAAGCTGCTATGTGTGTAGTTTGTGAAGTCGTACACGTTACTACTCTCTCATAAACGTTGTTTATACCTGTTGTAGTTACTGTATTTGTGCTTCCCCTAACACTTCCATTAATTGTAACATTCTCTGTTACTGTTGTCGTTAAATCTGCCATAATTATTTATTATCTATTTGTTTTAATTTATTTATTGCCCATTCTATTCCTGAAGTACCACCCCAAGCATCCCACATTATACCCCCACACCCTTCGCTATAAGGTACATCTTTATTTTGTTGATGTCTTTTAAATGAAGCCATCCTTGCTATAGTATCTCTACTAATATTTTCTTTTCTTGCTAGTTGTCCTGCTCTAGTCCATCCTACTCTAGTACCACAATCACTTCCGTTTTTTTCTTTGTATTCTATTGCTCTCTTTGCGTTGTTACTAGCTGAATCAGGATAGTCGTTATAGCTTTCTAGTCCTATACTAATTTCTTCTAGCTTCTCTAATATATCTTCATAGTTCATAAGTAATCTTCGGTGGTATTAATTGTATTGTTAATTTTCCTATTTTTATTTTAAACATTATTTACCTGCATAAGTTGTAGCTTGTGGTGCTATACAAGTGTTGTAATCATTCTCTATTATTATTGGTAATGTAAACACCCATCCACTTACTGAGTTATCAAATCGTTCTGTAAACGGCTCTATTGTTATATCTCCTTCTGTAAAGTATGCAGGACTTTCTCCTTGACTTGCATTAGACAAATATAAACTCTCTCCGTTCTTTAGTGTGCCTATCAAGTCATTACAAATACTTAAACAATCTGATAATACTTCTTGTTCATTTGATTGATCAGGAAATACTAAGTCCATAATAAATATCTGAAAGTTTAAAGTCATTTGATTATTTTGTGCTACTGCGTTTACAGGATTGATGTGCATTAATGGATATAGAGTATTCTTCTCTAAGTCAATTTCAAATATATCTCCTGTTGTTACAGTTTTAATTTGATACTGATTATCTCCTAACTGCTTTAGAGTATCTATTGTATTGTTATAATTCTTAAAGTGTGTCATCTCTTAACTTTTTTTGTTTCGTTTAAATCAACTTCATAAGTTAGCCAAGTTAAACATTCATATAAGTTCATATTTGTTATAGCACCTAATTTACTTATATCTCCATTTGTCAATCTATACATTACTCCAAACCATCCCCACTTCTTTGCGAACTTTTCATCTGTACTGACTGTTTCATTTCCTTCATCCGTTCCATCAAATACAACGGCAAAATCGTTGATAGTTCGTTGCCTAAAGTCCAAAAAAAAACCAAGCAACTATTTACATCTATTGCTTTCATCTTCTTAAACTTCTCTGCCCTCATCCTAACCTCACTACCATCATATCTCTTTATAGTATAGTGTTTACCATTCTTCTCAACTATTGGTCTATAAAGAACTGCCATCATCTTAGCAAGGTTGTTTTCTATTCCTGCTTGTATGTATGTTTCTATGTCTGCATACTCTCCGAGTGTTATCTCAGACAGATCAGGATGAAACCCATACTCTACATCATCTACCTTAACTATCTTCTTTAACCTACCCTTAGCTTTGTTTTGCAACTCAGCTATCCTGTTTAAAATATTAGATACATCATTTATACTTAACTCTTTTACAAGTTTTCTCGGTATATCTGATAACATAGTTATCGTATCTAATGCTTCTTTAGGTTTTGACTTATTATTACCATCAATAAGTTTAGCCCATTTTTCAAGTGTTACATCATCCCAACTCTTAATTAGATTGTAAGTATTTTTCTTACCATCCTTCTTAATGTTTACTTGCATAATATATAATAGAATTATTTGTTATTTAGTTTAAAATCGTTATGTTTGCCGAGTTTTCAAAAAGTTTTTGTTTTTCAAAGGTGTAATTCTTCGGAGTTGCACCTTTTCTTATTGTACGAAATACCTACCTGCATTAGGATTGTCTAAGTGATATATTACGTTATACCTAATACCATCTATTGCGTGATTATAACTATCTACATATAGCTTACTACCTTTGTCTGCATAGACATAATTGTTTAACTCTTTGATTATGTTTGTTGATTCAGAAGTAACTACTAACTGATAATCTTGCATACGAGTTACACCACTTTCTATAGTTCCTTTCTTTACAGGTTTTATGTTTACTCCTAAGTGTCTTAAATCTTCTATTAATCTTGGTTCTGCACTATCTGCTATAATTAGCTTGTTTTCTACTTTCTCTAATATTATCTTAGCTAACTCGTGAGATTTTAAACCATTACGATATATATGCTCTCTAAGATATATCTTCATTTTCTTTTTGTCTATAGCTACTTCTGTTAGTGAATCAGGATCAACAGAAAACCCAAAGTCCATACCACAAGATGTCTGTAAGTTGTCAGGATTAAATTCTCCTATTGTCCAATTCTCAAATACAACCCCTTCTGCTTTATCTAACCAACCCCCTAAGATTTTGTGTTGATACTTCTTAATATTAGTGCTTTTAATTCTATAAATCCTTTCTAAGAAACTTTTAGATAGGTTAGCTTTATTATCTAAGTATGTGGAGTGTATATAGCACACATTGTCTTTAATGCCGTTAAATCCACTTAAAACGCCTCTCTCCTCAAAGAATCGTTTATATATCCAATGTTCTTTAGTTACAGGGTTTAATACTAAGATGATTCTATTTTGTACTTTCTTTTCTCTAATACTAAGGTCTATAGTGTCAAATATATTCTCATCAATAAGTTCTTCAGCTTCATCAAGTACCCAACAGTTAATACCTTGTAAAGATTTAAGAGAAGCAGTTTGATTACCTGATGATGTCTTAATACCTCTAAATAGTATATCACTCTTTGTAGATGTATTGACTACTTCTGATTTGTTTATACTAAAGATTGTATCTAAACCTAATATACCTATCTTTTCTAAAAACTCAGGTATAATAGATAAGTGAGCAGAAACCATAGTATATCTTGTAAACAATACTCTTACACCTTGCGACATAGTAAGTAGTGTTAAGAATACTGTAACTGCATAGGACTTACCTGATCCTCGCCCACCTGTAATTATATAATACCTACAGTCAGAAGAAAATAATGCACTATACTTTTTATTCAGTTTCGGATTCAACGAAGTTTATTATTGGTATGTTTAATGTTTCGCTATTACTCGTTACATCAACTCTTTGTTGTGGTTTACCATAAAAGTATTCAAAGAATAACTTTACTGCCCATTGTTCTTTATTCTTTAAACCTATCTCTAATGACTTTAAAGCATCAGGGTTCATAGGTGTTAAGTTCTCTATTAACTTTTGTTCTTCTGACTTGCTTTTACGCCCTGCACCCTCTCTTTTACCACCATTGTTTATTCTCTTGTCCATAATTGAAATAAATTGATTAATCAATTCTATTATATAATAGAAATTATTGGTATTCGTTTGGTAGCATTAATCTTATCCCTAGATCAGACAATGCCCATATTCTAATCTTTTCTGTATAATTCTCAAACTCTTTAGTATTTAAAGATGTTGTACTTACTATTTTGTTTAGTCCTATTTTGTTATTGTTTATCTCTATCATTTCCCATTCATTCAGAAACTTAGCCCTTAAAATATCATGAATTTCATCATTAAAGTAACCAAGTTCCTCAGCTAATACTTGCACTATACATTTCCAATAGTAATTGTTTTGTACGTTTGATCTAGTGTTTCTGTGTTTCTTAACCTCTACAGTATATGGACTTTCCATATCTTTTAAATAGTTTACTAATTGCATCTTATCTTTTTTATCGTGAATTACAAATTTCATTAGCTTGTAAACTTCTCTTTAGTTTCTTTCCACATTCTATCTTTTCTTTTACTTAGTGATGGTTCTGTTCTTCTTATACTTGGAAAGCCACCAAACTCTTTAGCTATCTCCTGCATATATTCTCCACATTCACATTGTGCCTCACGAGTTCTAACTTTACCACCCACTACTTCTAATGTAGCTTTAGCTAAGTCCTTAGTATTACCACATTCATTACATTGATATTTTAACATAGTATTTAGTTTAAAAATAAAGGAGAGTAAAAAAACATTTAATATATTATTAGTGGCAATATGCCTACTCTCCCTTATTTAGTTTTAAATCATCTAACTCAAACTCCAAATGTGCAATAGCTTTCTTTATACATTCTTCAGGTCTATTATGCTTAAAATTTGCCCTTAACAAATAAGTTACTGCGTTTCCCACATTGTAAGAAAGTTCCCAATCAGATACAACTTTCCTAGCTTCGTATTTATAATTCTTTCCTATATAATAATCAGGTATTCTTTTATCCATATTTTTCTTTTATTTGTTTAATTCCTTGAAAACAGTTGTTTAGACAAGTACCACAATTACTAGTAGGTTTGTATCTAGTACCATATATTGTGTTGTACAGTTCGACCATTTTCTTTTTTACTGTTACGTTTTTTGCTACTCCTGTCTTTATATCATCCCAAATTAAAAGACATTCTTCTATTAATTCTTCAGGTATATCATCAGGTCTTTCTACTTCTGTTGTTTTACTCCAATACTTCTGAGGACATTCCATAATTCCTATTCTAGCTTTTACTTTCATAAAACAAAGACATACCTTACAAGTACCTGTAGGTTTAAAGTAATATACACACTCTCTACATAATGCTATACGTTCTTCATACACCTCGTTTTTAACAAAAAAATTACTCATAATATTCTTAGTTGTGCAGTATGTTCATTTAATCTTTTTATAGCTGCATCATAATATTCTTTGTCAAGCTCACAAGCAGTAAGGTCGTAACCTAAGTTATGACAAGCTATTGCTATTGAGCCACTTCCAAGATGTGTATCTAAAATCTTATCTCCTTCTTTTGCGTAGTTCATAAGTAACCATTCATAAAGTTTTACTGGTTTTTGTGTTGGGTGTATTCTTATCTCTTTGTTTTTCATATCATGCTGAATCATACCATGCCATGCAATATCAACAAAATCAACTTTTTTTAACCAAGACAACCAAGCCAATTCTCCTTGGCTATAAGTTGGCATTGTAACTCTTTTATGCCAATATAACATTCCACCTCGTAGATTAAAAAAATTAGCTCCCCAAACTATTTGTTTTTTACTAACTCTTTTTAATTGTTTAAAATAATTATCATCTGGAATATCAAAATCCCATTCTTGATTTCCATAATCTTTACTTAAAGCACTTGATTTATTTGATTGTAATTTTTTAACACTATTTTTTTTGTCTGCATTTATTCCATAAGGTGGATCAACTATTGCTAAGTCAAAATGATTATCCTCATATCTTGACATTAACTCCATATTATCTTCGTTTGTAATATTAATCATCTAATTTTTCTTTTAGATATTCTCTTACTTTGTCTATAGTCGTGAACAAGCTATTTCTACTTATACCTGTTTTCTTTGCTAGACCTGTTAGTGTATTACCCTCGTAATAGTACAATCGAAAAACCGAAGCATCGTACCAATATATATCTTCTAATGCCTTATCGATAAGTTCTAGCTTTTGCCATTGTTGGTATTCTTCAGGATTAGGTATATTGTATAAATGTTTCTCGTTTGACATTTCTCCTGTTTCTGTTATGTCATATGTTATACTACTTGCCTGTGCATCTAAGTTAGTATAGTATTTCTTGTACTTATAATAGTAAGGACTTCTTACTGATGTAAAACTTCTTCTTAATACTACTGCACCATATCTTATTAAACCTTTCTGTCCATCTTTATTGTATATATCTTTTAGGACTTGAGGATTCATTTGCAGAAAATACATAAGACATTCTTGTACACATTCTTCTATTTCGTTTATATCTTGCGAGTAAGTAAAAGACATCTCTACAAATGTTTCTCTACAATCTGCTACTGCCTGATATATTTTATTCATTATTATTCTTTATATCTCTTAAATCTCTTACAACCATTTCTAAAGCATTGTCTAGTAATAGCTTGTATGCTCTTATAGCTTCTAAATTTCTTTTTGTTTGTATTCCTGCAAAATATCCATTTACCATTACTGATGTATGAGAGGGTATAAGTGTTAGCCAATCATCCCAATTACCTTGATCTACATCTTTACCATAACTATTATGATATTCTATAATAACCTGCAATACTTCTTTAAAATTATTATATTTTGTTTCTGAAGAAATTTCTTTTACAAATGATAACATCAGGTTTAAATAATCGTTTACAACTATTTGATGTGTAGTGTTTGCAAATATTGGTTTCTCCATAATCAAATATAGAAAATTAATTACTCTATATTCTTTTCCTTTTTTATTTTATTAACAATGTCTTTGTAATAACTAATATAATTTACATAATCAATCCTGCTAATTTTAAAAGGTTGTTTAGATAATATTTCTAATTCTTCAGAAGTTCCTAGTCCATACTTAGCATCTAAATACATTCCAAACTTATACTGCTCTCCTTGTCCAAACATATTACACTTAACACATTGTACTTGACAATTCTTATTATCCCATCTAGTAGCATTATGTCTACGAGATTGAAAATGACCACATTGCATACCTCCTGATTTATAATGTGCAACCTTACCACAAGTAAAGCATTGTGCTGCACCTGTATCAGTAGCTTCTCTTAATCTAATGTATAAGCTAAACCATTTGTCTAACTCTTTTTTTAGTTTGCTTATAGGTTTCTTTACCCCCATATTAATTTTTGTTCGTATTGTGGTTTTGGTTTAAAGTATAGATATTTAGCTATAGTTGTTTTCATACCAAATCTTGAAGTTTTTACTATTTCAGTAGTATGTATATTATAACCTTGTTTTTTTAATTTATATATAACATCAGGTAATCTTGTATATCCATATTCAGTTATAGCTTCCCACGTTGTTATATGTCCATAGTTTTTAAGATGCCATTTAATTGCATCAGTTGCAGTTTTAATTTCATCTTGTGTTATAGTTATTGTTTTCATTTTATTTGTTTTAATTGTGGTTGATAAAATTCTACATTCTTCTGCTTCAAAGTTTCAGTCCTATAAATTGCATCAGATATTCTTTTCTTGTGTTCTATTATCCAACGATAGAAAGTTCTTATATTAAGAAAAGGATCAAAATTACAAAACCTTACTCCTTGATAAAAAGAATCTTGTATTTGATTAAAATACATTCTTCTAAATCTATTTTCTTTTTGTAAATCTTCAGCTAATATCTTTGCAAGTGATGCCATTGTTTTAGCATCTGCCCTGTGTCCTAACTCTACTGATGTCTTAGCAATTAGGTCTAATGTTTTTTCTGTTAGTTCTTTTAAGTTTTCGTTTTCTAATGTTTTCATAATTTTATACTTTTTATTAAATTTTCTTCTTCTAATTTTTGAAAAAATAAATCTTCTACTATCTCATCTAATTCTCTACACTCACAATCCCATATAATATCAGGCATCATACCATTTGTGTACCATTTAGAAATAATATTTAAAATTTGTAATTCAGTTAAATTTAAATCTTCTATAATGTTTTCGTTAAAATCTAATTTATCCATTTTTATTTTTTTTAAATTTATATTTAGACATATCATTTTTTATTAATCTCCTATGTACATATACATAATCTCCTTTAGGTTCTTTAAATTTTTTACCTATCTCTAACTTTCCACTATACTTAAAATAGTTATCCAAATCTATAGTATTTTTTTTATATAGCTTTTCTAAGTATATCATTTGCTTATATTCTTTTATCATAATAAGTTCTTTGCTTTTTGCCATTCATCTATCTGTGCATCTAATTTTGAAGTTCCTGTCTTTTTACTTTCCCACTTTGCTGAATTTTTTGCCCAACGAGAAAGTCGCAACTTAACATCAAACGTAGCTTGTTTCTCATATCTCATTTTAGCATTAACTCTATCAGAACTTTTTTCTGTCCAATAATCTATAAACTCTTGTTTCATTTGTTTAGGGTAATCAAAAAACATAACGTGATTAATAAAACCTTCCCTCTTAGATATATTATTACTTGTAGTATTATTACTTGTATTATTATACTTCAGCTTTTCGTGTATAGGGTTCTCCGTGTTTTTCAGTATACCTATACATCTTTTCGTGATTACGTTCCTTAAATCCCTTTCTATTTTAACTGTTATAAAACCTTTTTTATTAAGTTCTGAAATCCAAGAACTTATAGTATTTTTATTTACGTTATATAATTCAGCAAAGTAATTGTTAGAAGCAAAGCAAAAGCCGTGCTTATTACTTAATGCAGTTATCTCTCCGTATAATAATTTAGCATTAGGTTTTAGATCAGAGTACCTTACGTTTGCAGGTATTATTGCGTAGTAGCTTGGTTTTTCGTTCATAATGTTATAATTTCTGTAGAGTAATCAACTTCTCTAAATGCGTGTTTAATTATATCAATATTTTTTGAAAAATCCAAATAGGTCGTTGGTAGCATATATTTTGCCTTACCACTTGTTATCTTAATTTTAACTTGTGGTTTAGCAGAAATCTTTATACCTGCATCTATTAAACATTTACATAATTCGTGTCTATTAGGAAAAACTACTTTAATTTTTTCAGATTCAGTATATGCATTATATACTTTATTAAAGATATTTCTATAATAAGGAAAACTAGCATAATTAGATTTATGTGAGTTCTTGTAATGCAACACAGAAGTACGATCCTTTTTAATTATATCTGCTATAACAGTTACGTGAATATCTTTAGCTATTATACCTATTACTGATGCTACCATTCTAGGTATTAACACTTCTTGTTTTCTTGTATTAAAAGCTAAAGAACCTTGTTGCAACCCTACCATCTCTGTAGTAAGGTCGCAAATTAGTTCAAATTGTTCTCTATCTGTCATATTAAAATGGTAAATCTGAATCTATCTTTTCAGCTACTTTATTTATTTTACTTTGTGTAGGAGTTAATCCCCATACCCATTCATAAAACATTTGTGCATTTTTAAGTACATCTTCAGGTGTACATTTATTATCATAATCAACGGCAGCTTTTAAACTTGACTGCTTTACAATAAGTTTCTGTACATCATCTTGTTTAGGACTTGACTGACTTTGATTATTCTTTTGATAATCTGTTACAATCTTAATACTTCCTTTGTCGTTTATGGTATAAGAAATATCTTGACCATTAGACAATTTAGAATCATTTGACTTACGATATATTTTACCTACATCTCCGTTATCTAATTCTACTTCGAATACATATAGTTCTTTAAACATCCCTGAACCTTGTACGTTTACTACTTTACTATTTTTCATATTTATTTATTTATTAATTTATTATCATATTCCCAAGCACTTTCACAATGCTCTCCACATTTACTACAGATTTTTAAATCTGTGTCCATCTTTGCTTCGCAGCAGTTACTTTTATTACTCCATTCTTCTTCACAACCACACTCATCATAATCTCCACATATAACACATCTTGTATCTTCATCAACGTATATATTTAATGTAGGATCAATACAATGCTCGTAAGTTCCTTTTAACCAATCTTCGTAATTTAAATCCATTGCATTATAATTTCAGTTAGACAAATAACTATTGCTACTGCTAAAAAACCTAAACCTAGTTCTTCTAAGAATGATTCTTTTTCTTCTTTTAATTCGTAATAATCATACTTACATTGAATTTTATAAAAGTTTTCTTTTTCTTTATTATTAAGTATATGTCTATTGTTTGACTTTTTATTAATTACTGTATAGTTTGTTTTCATAATTTTTATTTTATGGTACAAATATACAAATAATTAACTTGCTAATTAACAAAGTAATTAAATAAGTTATTAACAATTAGAATGTTAATATATATAAGTTATTGATTATAAGGGCATTAAAAGGTTAATAGGTAGTGTACCATTGTTTAGTACAACAAGACATCCTATTGCTTGTTTCTTAAAGTTTTTAGCATAATTTGCTGCATAACTTGAACTATCTACACCACAACCTGTCTGACTTGCAAACACTCTATATCGTTTTCCGACAAACCAAATTGTATATGCTTCAGTATGTGTATGCCCACACACACTTGACATTAGGTTATTCTTTGCTTTTGTTTTCGCTTGACCTCCTTCTCCATGTTCAAAAAGTACATCATCATATACTATGCTTTCTACCCAATTCCAAGTAGGAGTTCCTAATACTTCATTATATGTTTTAATCCATGCTTTAGGTATACCACCTGTAAAACTTTTTCTTGCAGCTAAACGATCATGATTGCCAATACAGACATCTGCATAAGGAAAAGCATCATGCCATTTTTTAACTTTTTCTATAGATAATTCTAATTCTTTACCTGCCGATAAACCATCAGGATCAGCTTCATGATATGAAAAAGCATGATTGTCTAAAATATCTCCTATAAAAATTACATGGTTACAGTTGTAAGTTTCGTATTGTTCTAAGCAAAAATCAAAATACCCATCTAATTCAAAAGGAATATGAAGGTCGCCAACAACTAGAATGTTTCTAGTGTCAGCTTCCCTCATTTTTTGTAAAGCCACAACCTCGTGTGGTTTTAATCTGTATCTATTACTTCGCATCCTTACCGAAGTCCTGTAAACCTGTAACTCCTATTAGTGCTAATAAAGCCCAAAATATTTCGCTTACGTGAACTTCATCTACACCTAATGATCTTGCTATAAAAGGTACTACAATAGCTGCTATAGTGTACCATACTTTCTTTGATTTTAACATTGTCATTATTAAATACTCTTTCATTTTATTTATTTTTTATTAATAATTTAATATTCTCGCCACCTAAATTAAGTATTCTCCTCATCAAAAAGTCCATAGCATAACTTGACTTACTAACATAGTCCTGTTCATTGTTCATTCCTACTAGAATACAACCTTGTGTATGTTCAGGTCTATTACCTTTGTGAAATAGGATATAACTTCTATCAGGTACTTCCTGTACTAAAAGATGTAAATAATCTCTTGTAGCACTCTCTCTCGGTGTACGCATCCTTACATTGTATTTACCTTCAGGTATACAACTTATGTTGCGTTCATTATTAATGTATGGATTTTCTAAGGTATCACATACATATTCTTCGTTCAGATACAATCTACCTATTATAGAATTATCTGTAAATATTTCTCTTTCAAGAACAAGATTAACCTTGCCCTCTACTTTTTTTCTTGAAACCAACTTGACCTTTGGAAGCATTTTTAGAATGTACTCCTTTACGTTTTGTAGGAGTTTTTTTAATGATTGTATAAGATTTAATTTTTTTTGGCATTTCTTTTCTTTTGACTATACCATTTGTCTAAGGTATATACTATTGAAACTACTAGCAGTATAATTTTTAATGCTAGTTCTAAATTTGTGAAAGTAGTAACACTAAGAACTGTAGTATTAACTCCTATTATTTCTGCACTTTCTTGTACTGCTTTTTTTATTGGCATTTGTCAAATATGTTTTTAATTTAATCTTATTTACTTCTTTTACTTTATATCTTTTCTTCATTATGTAAGATCAGGTGTTAAAAAATCTCTTAAAGTAATCTTGTTACCTTGTCCTTGTGGTCTTTCTAAATTCATACCTGCATAGTATGCGTTGCTATCAGGAGATACATCCTCACGAGAATTTTGTGAGTATTCAGGAAAGTAACTTATATTGTTTTTAATATAGTCAATCATCCGTTCCATATAATATTCTCCTGTATTTAATACTTCACTTCTTAAATGTTGTGCTTCTTCTGTTGTTAAAGCAACTCCATTTTCTGATGTCTTAGAGTATATGTTACCATTTTCTATCTTAAAACGTAAAAAAGGTATTGCGTGGAATAAAGCCATATTGGGCAAATAATCTCCTATGTAAGTATCTAATAGTGTTTTGTAATTAGCATTAGCAGGATCATTAATTGTACCTGCTATTATAAGGTCTTTTAATTTATTATTAAGATGTGTGCCTAGCTTGGTCTCTACATAAAGTTTTTGACTTTGTTTAATGAATGGAAGTAAGAACTCAGGATCAACGTTTAAACTTATAGATGTAGAGTCCTTTAATTTATCTTCTGATATAAATAGTACATATGCCATATTATCTCTTTTTTACGAATCCGTTATTTTTCATTCTCTTAGGTGCTATTGCTACTCTCTTGTCGTTTTTCTTAGCAGTAAACCCTTCACTTCTAGCTTTAGTATATCCTACTAAATCTGCATCTTTAATTTTTGTACTTACAGATATACCTAGTTCTGTTCTGTATATTTGTCTTAGGAAAAAGTGATGACAATTTCCACCTCCTTTGTATAAAAATATATCGTAAGTGTCTGCACCACCTTTACCCCAACCTGGATTAACTCTTTTAGTAGACATTCTAGCTATATCTTCTTTTCTATATAGTTTTTTAGCAGCCATCATTTTTTGACAGAAATCTCTTTGTTTTCCTGATTTTCTACTTAAAAAGTTATCTTCTGCATATACATATCTAACTCTATAGTAATCGTATGTTTTTTTAGATATACCATCTTGCTCAGATTTACTGTCAGGTCTTGCAACTCCTGTAGTAGCTAACTCTACTTTCTCACTAGCTATCTGATTTAGTTCTTCTTCAAAGTCAAAATCTGCGTGTTCTCCATCTACTACTTCTTCATCTATTAGTTCCCAACCTTCAGGTATATCTTCTACAGTTTCTAAGAAAGCATCTAACTCAGTTTTTTCATAACAACTCTTGTCGCACTTGTCTTTGCCTTTACCACAATCACATTCTTTGTCTAAACAATTTTTATCACAAGTTCCTATGTTTTTGCTGCAATCACAATCTTTTTCTAAGTTGTAGTTATCTTCATCTTCTGCCGTTAGTTCTTCATCATTTAAAGGTTTTAGACCTAGTTCTTCTCTAATCTCATCTTGTGTCATTACTTCCTTCATATCTTCTATAGTAAACTTAGATGTAATAGGTTTAGCTTGTACAAATGAAAAAGGTATATTAATACCATTAATTTCAAAAATCTTAGATAGTGTTTTTACTATGTGTTTTTGGAAAGGTATTACAACTGTGTTTAAGTATATCTCAAAAGCTGCATTCATTTCATCAACATTAGAACCTAGTCCTGTGTCGTTTTTAATACCCATAAGCATAGGAGAAGTAACTCTATGACCTGTAAGTATGTTTTGTACGAGAAGTTCTTGGAGTGCAAGATATTGTTTGTCCTGATTTGCTACAGTAATTGGTGTAATCTCAGGAGTTCTAGTTTTATCATCTGAGAACGTAAGTACAAACTTTCCTGAATTACTAGCCCCTGTAAACTTCTCAGCTAAACTTCTCTCTATTTGAAATCTTTCTTCCTGAGATGGAATTCCGTTTGCGAAACTGATTACATACGATCCCGAAAAACCATTAGAGATATTATTGAGATGAAACTCAGCAACTCTTTGATCTACTAATGCCCAGTTGTTTGCAGCTAAGTAATCAGGAGTATGATAGATGTCCATATTAGGACTATATAAACCTGTATATAATAACTGACTAGGATTAGTTCTATCCTTAGTATTGAAAGCTGCTAACTTCATAGGTTTGTTAGTTCTTGTGTTACTCCAATCTGCACAAACATAGTAGCAATCTACTTTACCCATAGCATTAGGTTTTGCTGCTCTTACTCTCTCTACAGGTACATGGTGTATCTCAGCTATTTCTGTCTTTGCTCTATTCCATATAATATGTAAAGCAAATCCCCCTTGTAGTTTAAAGTCAAATGAAATCTTTTTAATTACTTCGTGTAGTGTTTCTTTACCATTAGCTTCAGCAAAGAATTTTTTAAGTTTAACAAATTGATCTAGGTTTTCGCTTTCATCTACTACAATGTCCTCTCCTGCAATCATCTCAGCAGTAGTATTTATAATAGCTGCGTGTGTACTAGAATTATAATATAGATCAATTAAGAACTGAGGGTAAAGGTTTCTCCAATGCTCAGTACCATACTCTATATATTCTCTCCCTCGTACTTCTTGTACGACAGGACTTGTTTCACTTGATAAATCTACACTTAGTATATTTTCCATAATTTAATTTTATTCTTGTTCAGGTGTCCAATCAGAACCTCTTACTATTGCTAATATCTCCTCGTGAGTATATTGGTCTAACCCCTCTAAAAAAGATGGAGTTTCGCCCATAAATTTAGCAATAAATAATGTACCATCTAATGACTTTCTTACAGTTGCAGGAGAATCTTCTACTATTTGTGAAAAGTCGCATACAGGGTTTCCTTCTGCATCTACTTCAGTCAATAAACTTGTATTTGGTGTTGTATATATCATAATTTTAATTTTTTAAGGTGTATCTTCTACTATATCTGATGCAGACATATTTGTCATAGTACCATAGTTGTTTTCTGTAAATAAATCTATTGTTACAGGTAATCCTGTTGTCTTAGCATACTTTTCTGCTTGGGTTTGTTGTTCTACCTGTGCAGCCCAAACATAAAAATCTCCACTTTCATCTGTTCCTGCATACACAGTTCCACTCATAATCATAAAACCTAAAGTAGTGCTTGATGGTGTCATAGTAGCAATACATTTAAACCAATCATTATTATGACTTTCAATACTTGAACTTGTAGCAGATGCGTTTGTTACAGTTCCGTTTGTTAAATCAAAACTTGCTAAAACATTAACATTAAAACCATCAGAAATAGAAACAATATCTCTTGTGCCTTTTTTAATAAAAACACTTAAGGTATAAGGTAATCCATTTGTAACTGTTATAGTATCTCTAAGAAAGTGATTTCCACTTACTGCATTATTTGTTAGTTTATAAGAATAACTTGTGCCATCAGGACTAAGTACATTTGATATTGATGCAGAAATATTAGAGTTAGCCCAACTACTTTGACTAAAATCTTCACTATATTCTATTAAGTTAGTAGTAGATGATTTTCTTACTGCTGCTATACCATCTGACTTTATGTATGCAGTAGCTTGTGATTGTTCTTCAGTTTGTGCACCCCACAATAATACCTCGCTAAGAGTTCCACTACCTCTAAAATCTATAGCATAAAATATAGTTGCAACATCAGTAGTTGTATTAACTTCAAATCTTTGCCAATCTTCTGTTAAATTAAAAATATTGTTAGTATTACCATTAAATGATGTTAATTGTGCAGTTCCTGTTCCACTAACAGTTCTTGCATATATTGTTCTTGCTTGGTCTGCTGCCGAAACACCACTATAATATAAAAGACCATTAGGAGCTCCATTATCACTAACTTTATAAGCAGTATTACTTCCATCAGGTGCAGTAAACCCACTTGTTATACTGCAATCTGTTGCAGTCCATTGACTAAAATCTTCACTATAAGGTAAAAGATTAGTAGTAGGTATATGTGCAAGATTAGGACTTGTTTGGTCTTGTATGATAGGATAACCATCTAATATACCATCTCCCATTCTATAGTAGTTTCTAATCTTTGTTAGGGGATATTGGTTAGTGATATTACCCTCTACCATATTTGTCATATAAGCACTATTGCCTTGTACCTCTTTAATTAGTACATTAGAATAAGTAGAAGTTATACCATTAGTAGGAGATATGTAAAGTCTATTTTGAGAAGTTGCAGTAAAATAAAGTGGGCTAGTTCCACTTGCTTCTAAACCAAAACCAGAATTGTAAACTGCTAAAGTTGTATTATCTCCATCTACAGTCCATTTATAAACTTTACCTTGTGTTAAATACGAAGCATTAGTATCTCTTACACCTATACCTGTACTTACAATACCTGTACCTGTTACTGTAAAAGTACCATCTCCATTATCTGTCCAACCACCACCATTTACTGCTTCATCTATATCATTATCATAAACATCAGCACTATTAGTAGGATTAGTTTGGTCATAGATAACAGGGTACTCATCATTAGTACCATCTCCCATCTTCCAATATCCTACTAAGTTAGTAGCTACATAATCTCCTCTGCTTACTAATAGATCAGTAGGTACTCCTTGATTGTATAGTGATGCTACTTCTAATGCAGTTAATGCTCTGTTATAAGCACCTACTTCTGTTATTTGACCATTAAAATAAATTGAATCAACGTAAGTTGATTTACCAATAGCAGCATTAGTTGTAGTAGATATAGTTTTTGATGTTGTTGTATTTGATACATTTACACCATCAAGATATAATGTTTGTGTAGTGCCATCATAAGTACAAGCAAAATTATACCATTTATTAATATCTAAAGAACTAGAATTTATAGTTGAACCACTACCATCTCCTACTCTGTATGTAAGTTGACCACCTGTATCTATATATACAACTATACCATCATTACCACTATCTCTTGTATCAAATATTGCTATAGTTGCATTATTTATGTTTAATTTAAACCAACCTGTAATAGTATGATTAGTATAGCTAAAAGGTTCGCTTAATTGTAAATAATCATCTGTACCATCAAACTCCATACTCTTAGTAGAAGTGATTAGTGGATTAGCTGACTGATAAGCACCTGCATTAAGCATTAAGTTTGTAGCATCGTGCTTTAGTTCTTGTACTACTATGTTGTCTAAAGAGGATATAACAGAACCTGCACCTCTTTTAAAATAAACATTTGTTGAATTAGCAGTAAAATTTATTGTATTAAAACCATCTACTAATATAAATGTACCTCCATTAACAAATTGAGTATCTCCACTTGTTTTATCTAAATCACAAGTTAATCTATAATTTCTACCTATTACTAAAGAACCTGTTTGTGTTATTTCAGCTAACTCTCCACTTGGAGAATTTATATGTGCTTTACCATCTGAAATAGTAGCAGTACCATTTAATGTCCAATGCTGCCCTACTTCTTTGACTGATATGTTGTCTATACTTCCTGTAAAATCATTTTGACCTTGTAATCTAAGTAGTGTATTTCCTGTTGATTGTAAATATAAAGTATGAGTATTGTTACCACTAGCATAAGCTGTGCTGACTGCACTACCACCCCCTGCAAATCTAACTCTAACTTCTCCTTCTACATAATCGCTAATTTCAAATTGTATTTGATATATCTTAGTATTATCAAGACTTACACTTTGTTGTAAAGAATCTCCATTAACAGCTAATGCTAATGCCTTACCATCTCCCATACTCCAACCTGTATTAAAACTCCAATCTTGCCCAACCTCTTTTATTGATATGTTGTCTATTGAGCCTGTAAAATTGTTAATACCCTGTATATATAGAGTTGTATTTGCAGTAGTAATAGTTATATATTCAGTATATGTACCATTAGCACTTCTATTTGGAGTTTGCTGCGTACCACCTAAATATATCCTAACATCTCCTTGCACATAATCAGAAACTGTATAAACTACTTTAAAAGATTTATTTAAAAATGTATGTCCACCCTGTGTTGAAGAAACTGCATTTACATTTGTTCCTTTTAATTTACCATCAATTATTTCCCAACCTGTTGGTGTAGACCAATTACTACCTGAATCAAAATCCCCATTAGTTACTTGCTCTGAACCTATCTGACTAAAATCTCCATTAGTTACTTCTTCGTTTCCAATCTGAGCAAAGTTACCATTAGCTACTCGGTTAGGAGAGTAGTAAGTATTATACATACGAGTAATCTCTGCTTGTGTGAGTTCTCTATCGTAAACTGCAAACTCATCTATCTGTCCTTCAAAACTATTACCACCTACTTGATTGTCGCTACCTATTGTTAAACTTTCTGTGTAAGCATTTAAACTTCCTGATGATTCAGTAGTATTTACTGTTTGTAAAACTCCATCTACATATAATTTACAATTATTTAGATTGTTAGGGTCTGAATAAACTACCCAATGATGCCATTCTCCATCATCTTGTGCAGAATTGTCATTCCAATATACAAAGTAATTTCCACCTAAATATAACAATGGTCTGTTTGATGACCAATTAAAATGAAAAGCACCCCTATTACTTCCACCGTGTCCAAATACACCTTTATTTTGCCCTGTTTCACTTGCTTTACACCAAAAAGAATAAGTAGTAGGTTGTGCAACTGTATCTGCACCATCAGTAACTATCCTATCATCTACTCCATCAAAGTCAATAGAATACTTATTTACAAACCTATAGATAGGTTGAGTATTAAGAGATAGCTTGTTCGCTAATGCTAACATATTTTATTCTTTATATCCGATAGCTAATCCACTCGTAAGAGTTATAGCCGTAATGTTCATAAAAAGAGTTGTACCTGCAGGTATAGTAGTAACTAAGTTACTTTCTCCTGTACAATCTGCTACAGTTAAACTAGATATTACACTTTCTAGTACAAACTGTACTGCATAATAATCTTTACCTGTTTGTGCAGTAGTTGTAAATACTTCTACAGTACCTTTCCCTAACTGCTCTCTTAATAATTCATTATTGTTTTCTATTACCATAATTTTTTATTTATTATTAACTAACGTATATGTAATTTGTACCACTTGGTTCAGGATGTTCTGTATATTGTACTTCTTCTGATCCTGCCGTTTCTGATACTAATAATTTTCCTTTCTCCACACTTCCCTTTACAACTCCCTTTGTATTAGCTACAGGAGTTAATATATCATTTTCATTTATCGGTGCAGTTCCTGATCCTAATACTACACTTGCACCTTGCCAAGATACCTCAAATATCTCGTATGTCCAATATCCATTAGGTAAAAAGTTAATAGCACCTGTATAGACATCTTCTGTCGTATTGTGTAGTATTTGAAAGCTAGTATATCTATCGTTTACCGATTGACTTTGTCCGTAGCCATAAACCACACCCTTAGACATATTATTTGTAAACTTACATAAATACCTTATCTGTGTTTTAGGTACTGCCGTATCTATACGTTTTTCTTCCGTAGTAGTGTAGA